CCTTTTAATAAGATTTTTTCTAAGTGAAGCTAAAACACCATCTCTAATTACAGCGTCTGTAATTCCAGTAATATTAGCACCAGTTGTGTAATATCCAGAAATAACTGCAAAATTTTCAGGAGATAATGAACCACCATCATTATACAATCTAATTTCAGCTACATAGGTATGATTAGCTAAAACATTACCAGTAAATCCAGCAACAGCAACTGATTTTTGAACTTCAGGAGCATATGCTTTTACTGTAACTTTTTCAACATATTTTGGATCAATAACATCTGAAAATTCATAGTCTAATCCTTTACCAGCATCACCTGCTGTTTTTTGAACTAATTTAAAAGGAACATTAGCTGCTGCTGCTGTACCGTCAGCGGAAAGAACTTTTAATTCTTTATCACTTGCTGTTGCAACAAACGTTTGAATTGTTGTTTCACTAGCTACAGCATTACCAATTATTAATTCACCAACTTGATTTGGTCCGTACATAATTTATTTTAATTTTAATTTATTATTCGTTTCTTTGGTCTAATTGAATTTTTGATTCTAAATTAGAAGGTTTGTAATCTCTAAGAGCTAACTCAACAGCTCTATCTAATATTTCAGAATGGATTTCCTGGTCTAATTCACATTGTTGAATATTTGTAAAACCATTTATGGATAATCCTTCTCCTGGAAAAGTTGTAGATAAATTAGAAATTATTATTGGTTTTGGATATTTAATATATCTTATTTTATAATTAGATATTGTATTAGGAGTAATTAACTCTACAACTTTATCGTTATTAATTTTAGATATATCTAATCTCCAAACTTTATTTTTATTAGGTCTTTTAAAAGGATTTCCATATTGAACATTAAACTCATCGTGTGTTTTTGGAACTACAGTTAAATCTTTTTCACCACAATTATTAATATTGCTTTTTAAAGATTCAAATACAATTAAAAAAACATCATCTGGAATTTTATAAAACTTAGAATCATTTGTTAATCCTAAAGTTGTATTTATTTCAGTATTTGTATTATATTCTTTTATTAATTCTTTTAAATCAACTCTTCTTTTTTCAGAATTTTCAAACCCTTTTAGTTTTCTATTACTTGCTGGATCATAATAATTTTTTATAACTTCTAATTGAGCTTTTGTTAAATATACAGATAATTCATAATCATCTATAGATGGAGCACTTTGAGTAGCTATTGCGTTGTAATGAATATTAAATTCGTTTTTAAATTCTTGAACTGTCATTTATTATTTTTTATTTAAAAGCTTAGCTTCAATAATTCCACGAACATCTTGATGTTTAGGATTATCTAAATAAGCAATTGCATTTTCAAAAGTAGGAATTTGACCATTTTCACATAAATCTAAACCATCAATAGTTGAATATTTATTTCCAGATTTTTTAACGTATCCTTTTTCTTCAGCATCTTGAATTAACAATTTAGTTTCAAATTTAGAATCTTTCATTAAATCTACAAACAATTTTGCTTTACTATCGATAAATTCTTCAACTTTAGTTTGTAACCAAGTAAGTGTAGAATCTGAAGATATTGGTTTGTTTGTTAATAATTTAAGAATACCTAATAGTTTATCTTTATCATCTTCAATTTTACCATATAATTTAAATGCTTCTTTTTTAGAATCATAACTAACTTTCTTTTCGTTAAGTTCTTCATCTCCTGAAACAATTACAAACTCATAAGTTTGTTTTGAATTTCTTTCTGCCCATGTAGAGCAAATATCATTTTTATATGATAAAAGAATTTTATATGAAATATAATCTAAAGGATTACTTAAATCTAAAAGATTATCTTCTTTAAATAAAGATATAGAATGTTCTTTCCAGAAATCACTATATATAGATAAATTTAAACCTGTTAGTTTTTCTAATTCTTCTTTTTCAGCAGAATTTAAAACATTAGCTAATGAACCGTTTCTCATAAGCGGTGTACAATATCTTTTTACAGAACCTGACAACATTCCTCCTGAAATAACATGGTCTTCACTAACATTTGAAGCCATTCCTTTTTTTCTTTTAATATATTTTACAGTTACTGTTTTTTGTGGTAACGTAAATGTTTTTTCTAATACTTCTCCCATTGTATTTTCTTCTTATTAGTTTTTTAAAAATAAAGGTTGTTTTGGGCACAACCTTTAAAAGCCTTTATAATATTAGTCTAACAACGCTGGTTTAAAAGTCATTGTTCTAGAAGGATCTTTCACCATCGCTCCAGTACCACACATTGCTGTCATAGTAGCTGAATCTTCCATTAACTGCATAACTCCACCTCTACGTCCAGAGAAAGGATCTCTAATACCAGCCATATAACCACGTAGTTCATCATCACCACGTACTTTAATTTTTTGGATATTAGGCTCTTCCATTGAACCAATGTAAAGAATATCATAACGATATGATTCTGCAACACCACCATCTGGGTGAAGAATTTTGTTACGAACTTTATCATCATACATTGGATCAACCTCTAACATAATATGGATGTTATTAGGTGCTAACCATTCTGTAAATTGGAAACCTCCTTTAAATGCATTTTCATGAAATTTAGAAGAAGTTTTATTGATAGCGTTTTGATTAGTATTATCAAACATTGCTTTCCATCCTGAAGCAGCAGCAGTTGCAGCTCTATTAAATTGAGCAGCACCTCTTTCTCCAGTACGTAACATAAATTTACGTTCGTTCCAATCTAATTTACCTTCTGACAATTCAGAAAGAGCATCTTCAAGCATTCTCATTGAGAAGATGTTGTAAGTAATTGTATTACTTACTTCCATTTGTTCTCTAATACCAGAACCTGCTTTAATTTCAATATTAGCATTACCTTTATTCAAGTAACGTCCGTTCTCATCTCTGTTTGTTTTACCAAACATAATTGTACGTGATTTAATTCTTGAGAAGGCTTTTTCAAACTGCCAATAAACTTCTTGCATCCAAGTTGTTGACTTGTGTACTTTTCCTGTGTTAGGATCTCTTGTTTCAATACCTGCAAAATAAACAGGTTCTACTTTACAATCAATCATTGCTCCAGAAACTTTATGTTCCATACGTAATGTAGAAACTGAGTTTCTCATTAAGTAAGGTGAAGTAAATTGAATTCCCGCACCTTGAATAGAAAGTTCATCTTCAGAGTAAGCAGATTCAATACTAAATCTGTTTCCAGGTAAAAGCTCATCTCCAGGAATACCTGCTAATGATTCTTGACCACCCCAAACTTCACATTCGTAAACATAGTTAGAACCTTCTTCAAAAGGATCTTCTAAAATTCTAATTTGATATACATCTGGTCTAGGACCTGCAATAACATGCATTTTTGTAAACCATTTTTCTCCAAATACTAATTGGAATTTTGTTCTTGCAATACCTACATTAGTTGTAGAACCATTTACTACAGAACCTTGAAATCTTGCTTCCACAAGTGGAATATTTCTTTCATCACTTCCAACTACTTTCCATACGAAATCATCTGCACTGTTAAGAACTTTTTCAGGAAACAAAGACAAAGTTGTATCTAAGTTTTTCATTCCTGAGTTTTGTAACAACACAGTTGTTAATGGAGAAACTAATTGTGGTTGTGTTCCAAAAATAGCACCAATGTGATTTTTTAGTGTTAAACCTGACCAAGCTTTTCCTTTGGTCATTACAAATTTACCTAAACTCATTTAATTTAATTTTAATTGTTTTTAATTTTTTATTATTAAATAACCAATTCACTTCCAAAATTACCGCCAGTATAACTAGCAGGATCTGTAAGATAACCTGGTGTTCCATTATCCTCAAATTTTACTTTGCGGATTGCTTTTTCTAAATTTTTAGTAGCACTTGATGTAGCTACTGTTTTTATTTTACTTAAATCACTAAATCCATTTGTTAACTCATAAAGATAATACATTTTAGTATCAAACTCTATTGGATTTTTTGATCTATCATTCATGAACTTATTTTCTAATTCTCCTGTTTGAGGATTCTTAGCAACAACTTCAGTCATAGTTTTAAATACCTTATCACTAATTGCTTTAGTGTTTGGTATTCCTTTAATTACTTCTTTAGAATCAAAAATAAACTGCTTAATATAATTATCTATTTTTTCTTGTTCTTTAGCTTGATTTATTTTATCTTGCTCTACACGTTGTAATTCTAAAGCTGCTTGTTTACTTTCAAAAACTTTTAAACTTTCTTTTGATTCTAAAGCTTCTTCAACAATAACATCTTCACCTAAATCAATTGTTTTACGTAACATTTTACGTGCTCTATCTTCTGATAGACCTTGATTAATATAATCTCTTAAAATTATATCTTTAGCTGTTTCAAGATTATCTTTTAAATAATCTTCTGTCATAGAATCTAATTCAATTAAATTCTTTTGAGAAATTGCAATTTTTTCTAAATCTAAATTATTAAGATATTGATCTACTTTTAATTTAGTTTGATTATCTATTTCAATTTTTAAAGCTTCTGTAAAACTATTTACATCTTTAATATCTTTTGAAGACTCTAGTGAAGGCAATAAGCCTTGTTCAATAAGAACATCTGAGATAGAAGAATATAAGTTGGGAGAAGAATCATCATCTGAATCATCACCTTCACCGTTGTCGTCTTCATCCCCATCTACTTCATCCGAGTCTTCACCCTCGATAGGTTTATTTTTATCATCTAAATCATCATTTGATGATTCATCATTTTCATCATTGTCGTCAGTATCTTCATCTAGATATTGACTATCAAAATTAAACTCTTGACCAGAGTTAAAGATTGACATTAAATCGTTTTTATCTTCCATAATTTTCTCCCATATTTTATAAAGTTTACAAAGATAAACTATTTTTGAGCTTATTCCAAATAAATACGTTAAAATATTACATTTTTAATAAGCTCCTAATAGCTATTTCACACTTTTCTTTTTTATTCTATTAATACTTTGATCTATTTTTTTAGCATCCATTTGATCTTTATGCTTCAACATATCTTGATTTAAAGCTATCATTTTTTCCATATGAGAATTTTTAACTTTTTCTCTATCTAAATTTAACTTTTCAACATCTAACGGATTAACTACACCATCATCTTCAACAACCTCATCTGGTTGCATACTTAATTCAAGTTGTTTAATATAAATTTTAGTATCAGAATCTTTATCAACTTTATATTGTTCTAATTCTAATTTTCTATTTTCTATTTCAGCAGCTTGTGCCATTGCAGCTTGTGCATCTTTAGATTGTTGTTGAGATGCTTCAGAATTACGTTGATGTATTTGATCTTCTGCTTCTTCAAGTCTTCTACGCATATCTGATAATGAAGGACTGAAATATATATCCATAATAGTAGACATAGTTCCACCATTTTGTAAAAATGCTTGTGCATTTTGTTTAATCATTTGCTCAAGTTCTTGTGTTTTAGAACTAGAAGTTATAACTAAACCATAATCGTTTTCACAAAATTCTTCCGAATCTAAATTTAATACTTCAATAGATTGGTCGTCTAATATATATTGAACTTTTTTATTATTACCTTTTAAAGCAATTTTAGCAGTTTCAAGAAAACATTCTAAAGCTCTAATTTTAAATTGTTCATGTAACATAAACCAGTATTCAGTAATATGACTAGATTGATTTACTGCTCTTTCTACACCACCAAGAGTTTCTCTATTGGAAACTTGACCTTCACGTTGTGCAGATACTCCAGCAATCTCACCCATTTCCATTTTAATAAACTCGAGTAATTGAATATGTTGTTGGATGTAAGAACCTGTTTCCATGTCCATTACACGACCACCTTGTGTATTCATACTACCAGCTAACTTACCAGTAGCAGCTCCTTGCTGTCCTTCTTTAAATGAATCTATTACTGCAATTTTATTTACAATTGCAAAGTGTAACCATTTTTCTACTTCCCAATTTTCAGGAACTTTAGCTAAATCTAATTCAAAGATTTTACCATAGTTTGTAGATATTGCTTTATTTAATCTATCCCATATAACATCATACATATATTGATAGTTTTTCATTCTATCAACTAATGATACTGCTTTAGATTGATTAGTATTATAAATTTGTCCTATAATACCTGGATGACAAATTGAAGGATTGTTTATTTTATTGTATTGAACTTTACGTGGTCTTATGTTTAAATAAATATCTTTACCTACTTTAACACCTTCCCACCATTCATTAACCCATAATGAAACGACTTCTTCACCTAAATCTTTATTAGGAATATATTCTTCTGAATGAATTTTATATTGTTCTTCACCGTATTCATCATAAAACTTAACACGTTTAATTTCTTTTAATGATTTCCAAAATACTTTTAATACACGTATGTTACCTGTATCATCTGTATAATTAGAACCAAAGAAATGTCCGTTAAGTTCTGCTAAATTAAATATAGTATCATACATGCCTTCAA